AATAACATTCAGCCTATTATCTTTAGTAAGACTCAGGCAAAAGCACCGTCAGGTTTGTTTGAAACCATTGGTGCTATGAATGCTTACGCATACTCTCCGCTATATAACTATCTTTCTAATAAGATTCGATACGGCGATCAGGTCGAGGTTGGATACAATCCGCTTGATGACATGCAGGGCTATGAAGAGCATAAGTCATTCTTGCTTGATGCGCAGAACAGAGAACATATGCAACGCCTCAAGTCTGAGATTGATGCTAACAATGAACGCCGCCAAGTAATCTACAATGCCTCATTTGGAACACAATTCGTTGCTGGATTGTTTGACCCCATTAATGCAGTTGCATTACCTTTTGCACCTACTGGCGGTTTGTTGCGTTCTGCATTGCGTACTGGTACATCGCTTGCCGCTATCCAAGGTGGTGCTGAGATTATTCGCGCACCGTTTGATCCCCTCGGCACAGCAGAAGAATCCGCTATAAATATTGGCGGCGCATTTGTCTCTGGCATGGCGCTGGGTGGTTTGATTTCTATACCTAGCGCATTGCGCAGTCGGTCGATCAAAAAGACAGCCAAAGAGATTGAAGAGTTTCAAGCAGAGTTAGAGCGTGAAGGCTTAGACATTGCTGACTTTGTTGGGCCAACAAAAGAACGCCCCTTTGCTGGCAAGCAGGTAGATGAACTCAATGTAATGCTCAAGCGTAGGCCAAAGACGATTGAACGTCTGCGCAAAGAAATTGATGAGATGAGCGGCAATGACGCATACCAAAAGGCATTGAAAGATGCTGATGGTGATGTCTTTGCGGCAAGGCGAATCATTGACGGACGTATTCGTGGCATGGAGAAGTCTATCAACGAATATGAAACTCGCATGATGAAGGCTCGTGAAGAGTTAGAGATTCGCAAGAAGCAAGAAACCAAACTAGAGGAAATGGGCTTTGGTGTAGAAGACCCTGCTGGCATTGTTGAAGATGCTTTCACTAAGTCGTGGATGTATAAGGGTGTAACTACACCTGTTAAGCGTTTCCTTCAGAGCAAGAAACTGACCACCGCAGACAAGTTGGATATGATTCGCCTTGCTGGCGATAGTGGCATTCTCCTAAACATGCACAAGTTTGGCATGACTAACGGCAGTAGCGTCTATCAATCTGCACAAGTACACAATGGCACTTGGGCTAAAAGCCATCGTACTCTACAAGAACTGTGGGCAAGAGATACTGGCGCAGAAGTACGCCGCATTCTTGACTATGAAACAACCAACTTTGGTCGCGGCCTTAGTAAGAAGTTTCAGCCAGAAAAAGTTACTTATGAAGAATGGCTTGATGATCTTGGCGATATGTATATGCGTGGGGAAGAGAACCTCACCGATCTTCAGCGCGAAGCCATTACAGAGATTCGCAGGTTCTTCAAGGATTGGGAAGTTGATCTGCGGTCAGAAGGATTGATCGGTGATACTAAGGCTCTCAACAATCGTGTGATTGGCCTTGAGGATGACATTGAAGTTTACCAAGGACGCCTCGATGCCCTAAGAACACAGAAGCGTGTAAGCCCACAGCGTGTTGAATTTCTAGAGGCTCGTCTTGCTAGGAAACAAATGGAACTTGAAGAGATTCAAGATGCATTGCAGTTGGCTAGGGAAACCCCAGTAAAGCCAGCCAATGAAGAGGTAATGTTCCCTCGCTTCTGGAATAAAGATTACATCCGCGAGAACCGTGAGGCACTAGAGCAGATATTGTTTGATTGGTATCTGTCAAACCCATATGTGTTTCAGCGCAATGCTACCACAGGTAAGTATGAAAGAATAAAACTTAGCACCGATCCTGAGATGGTAATGGGCAGAGCAAAGAAAAGTGTGGATGAGATTCTTGGACTCACTGATGTTACCGATGATGCCAACGCTTTCTATGGCTATGGAAAGTCTAAACACTTCCGTCACCGTACTATTGATATTCCAAATAAACTGGTAACTGAGTTTATTGTTAAGAACCCAGTGACAGTCATGAAGGCTTACACTGCTCGTGTTGCACCTAAATATGAGTTCTCAAAGAAGTTTGGCGGTCGCAATATTGAAGAAGTATTAGACGACATGACTGATCGTCTATACGACAAAGGGCTAAACACTAGAGAAATTTTTGCCGCAAGGAAAGATTTCCGTCATATGTACGACCGTGTTGTTGGCTCTGTGTTGCGTGATCCTGATGCAATGAACCAAACTACTGCCAACATCATGCGCTTCGGTGCGGAATCAAATTATCTTGGGTCTGCTGGTTTCTCTACTTTGCCTGATGCGGCAAAGATTATTATGGAACATGAGTTGTCTACTGTTGGAAAGGCAATGCTGTCTCTGCTGGAGAAGGGACGCTTTACAGAATTGATGTCTGGCAAAGAAGGAAAACTTGCTGGTGAGATTCTTGAGATTGAGATGGGTTCTGCGCATATGCGCCTTGTTGAAGATACTCTTAACAATCCACTGAACAAAAGTATTTTGGACACTGGTCGTAATATTGCCTATACGCTAAACCTTCTTGCACCAATGACCAACATTATGAAGCGGCTTGAGTCTTTAACTCGTGGTCACACAATCATTGATTACTCAATCAAATACTCTAAGGGTCAGGCTTCTGAGTTTGAGATTCAATATCTTGCTCGTTATAACATTGATAAGAACATGGCGACTGAGATTGCCAATGCCCCTTACGATGTAACCAAGTCTGGTTTGTATCTGCCAAACACAGATGCTTGGGCTGATGCCATTCAGTTCCCAGCAACTAAGGCGGCTGTAGAGCGTGGGCCAACTGGTAAGTTTAAGGGCGACCGCTATGTTCCAGCGTTCTATCGCCGCAATGAGAATAAGATTTACATTGATGAGGACTACATCAAAAACACCGCTTTTCCAGCAAAAGTTTGGACTAAGCCAAAACTAGAAGGCGTTGAGCCTCTTGATGTGGACGCATTCAGAACGCCACAAGAATATGTCAACTTTGTGATGATGCATGAGATTACTCATACTAATGTGTCTGCTGGCGATCTAAAGATTGATCTGACAAAGAAGGGTGGCACTGCGGCTTATGAGAATGAAATCAATCGCATTGCTCTCGAAGAGATGCGCAAGCAACAGAAGGTGCGCAAAGAAACTACTCAGTCATTTCGCGAAGCAATGAATAGCGGTATTATGAACACTATCTTGATGGGTACTCCAGCAGACAAACCAATCATTACAGATGGTGTTGTTTACTTGCCAATGAATGTGGCTAAACGCTTTGGTATGAAAGAAGACGCTCAGTACACTGGTTACGCAAGAATCGAGAATGCTTTCTTAGGGATGCCATTCCAGTTTATGTCTTACAGCCTAGCGGCGGCAAACAAGATTACTGCGGCTTATTCTCAGAATCAAATTCGTAATCGTGCCGCAGGTGTGATGACATCATTGGCTATGGGTTACGCTGTTTTGTATATCAAGACTCCAGATTTTGTTTGGGACAAGATGACCGAGCGAGATAAATTTGCGCGTGCATTTGACGCATCTGGTCTTGCGGCATTGTACTCAGATATGTTCTATGAATCATTGGCTATGTCATCAGCCTTCGGGATGCCTGATATTAGCGGTGGATTGATTCAACCTAAATTCCCAGAAGATGATCCGTATGCGGCTGTAATTGGCGGTGTTGGTGGTGCTGGCCCCAGCATTACTTACGATCAATTCCAAGCGGCAAGACAGTTTATCAATGGCGAATATGGAGAGGGTGCAAAAAACTTTGTACGCGAACTCCCATATGCAAGACTTTGGTTCTTGCGCGACACTATGAATGAAATGACTCGTGGCTGGGCAAGGTAATGATGTCCGTTGCTCAAAAACTTTAATTGATGTAGGATGCAGACATGACTATTAACATCGCTGACAACACACCTCGCGTATCTTATAGCGTTGCCGAAGGAGTCACGCAGACATCCTTTACGGTTTCGTTTGAGTTTTTTGACGCAGAAGACCTAAACGTATATGTTGACGGAACGCTTAAGACACTCACAACAGATTATACGGTCACTGGGGGTGACGGTAACACTGGTTCTGTTAGCATATCTGTTACTGGTGCTAGCGGTGGCTCTACTGTTGTTATTACACGCGACATTGCCTTAGAGCGTACAACTGACTTTCCTCTCTCTGGTTCATTCCAGATTCAATCACTTAACACAGAACTGGATCGGATCACTGCTATTGCGGCTGACCTCGATGACCACGCACAGCGCGGTCTACGCCTTCAAGATTTTGATGCCGCCGCATCTACCGAACTGCCGCTTAAGGCTGATCGCCTTGGCAAGACACTTGCCTTTAACGCTACTACTGGTGACGTAGAGGCTGGCCCTACTATTGCTGATACCCAATCTGTTGCTGATGCATCGGCTGACATTGCAACATTGGCTGATATTCAAGACGGCACTGTAGCAACAAACGCTATTACTACAGCCGCCAACATCTCAAGCAATATCACAACGGTCGCTGGCATTGCGTCTAACGTAAGCACTGTTGCTGGAATCTCATCCGATGTGACAGCAGTAGCCGCAGACGCTACAGACATTGGCACAGTAGCGACAAACATTGCGTCAGTTAATACTGTGGCTGGCAATATTAGCGAAGTGATTGCCGTTGCAAACGATCTAAATGAGGCTGTCTCTGAAGTAGAAACAGTTGCTAATGATTTGAACGAGGCAGTGTCAGAGATTGAAACTGTTGCAACATCAATTACCAATGTTGATACAGTTGGTGCAAACATTGGCAACGTCAACACTGTCGCTGGGATTTCTAGCAATGTTACGACTGTCGCTGGCATCTCAGCCAATGTAACCACGGTAGCAGGCAACAGCGCGAACGTGACTACGGTTGCTGGCATCTCAAGCGATGTTACTGCTGTGGCGGCTGACGCCACTGACATCGGCACTGTGTCATCGAATATTGCTAACGTAAATACGGTTGCAGGGATTTCCAGCAATGTCACAACGGTCGCTGGCATTTCTGCAAATGTTACTACGGTTTCGGGTATTTCTTCAAATGTCATCACTGTGGCTGGCGTGTCATCCGATGTAACAACTGTTGCAGGTCAGATCAGCCCAACAAATAATATTGGCACTGTCGCTGGCATTGCCTCTGATGTTTCTACTGTATCGGGCATTTCTGCCAACGTAACAACTGTTGCTGGTAACACAACGAACATCAACACTGTGGCTGGCATTTCTGCAAATGTGACTACAGTTGCAGGGATCAGCAGTGACGTAACGGCGGTTGCGGCAGATGCGACTGACATCGGTACAGTTGCAACTAACCTTACTGGAACTGACACGATTGGCACTGTTGCCACCAACATTAGCAATGTTAATACGGTCGCTGGCATCTCGGCTAATGTCACTACCGTTGCTGGGATTTCAAGTGACGTTACTGCCGTTGCCGCAGATGCAACGGATATTGGTACTGTCGCTACCAACATCTCAAACGTAAACTCTGTTGGTGGCTCAATCTCCAACGTCAACACCGTTGCAAGTAACATCTCATCGGTCAATGACTTTGCCGACAAATATCGCATTGGCGCATCTGATCCGACAACGAACAACGATGAAGGTGATTTGTTCTACAACACCACAACGGACACGTTGAAGGTATACACTGGTACTGCTTGGGAGCAAGGTGTAACGGCTGGCTCTGGTTTCTTGCCTACAACTGGTGGCTCACTAACAGGCAATGTGTCCTTCGGCGACAACAACAAGGCAATCTTCGGTGCTGGCAGTGACCTACAGATTTATCACGACAGTTCTGCTGGCTATAGCGTTATCGCTGATGTCGGGACAGGCAATCTAGAACTTTTAGGCACTAACCTTAAAGTTCGTAATGCAGACAGAACTAAAACTTACATGAGTGCGACTGATGGCGGTGAAGTATCAATTGGTTATAATGGGAACACCAAAATCTCTACCACATCGACTGGCGCGAATATAACGGGCGTGCTGACGGCTGATGGGCTGACGGTTGATAGCGACAACGCAACTGCCACAATCAAGGCGTTTCAGCCAAAGTTTATTTTAGATGATGATAGCGCGATAGGTGCAGGTTCTGACAAACTGATAATTCAAAGTGTGTCAGGGCAATCTGATGGTGATTATGAGTTTGTTCTAAACAATGACCAGACATCATCCACCGACCAAACGGCAATAAAAATTAAAGGCAATAGCGACATCTCCTTCTACGACAGCACAGGCACAACACAAGGCTTGTTCTGGGACGCCTCCACACAGCGATTAGGCATTGGACGAACAAGCCCTAGCAACGCTTTAGATATTGAGGCTTCTAGCGCATCTCCCTTTAGAGTTGGCGGCTCAAGCAGTGGCGGCTCTGTCTTTCATCAATTCCGCAATACTGCGACTTCGGCTGTTGGCAATGGTTCTGGTTTGGAATTAAGAGCAAACACCACAGCGCAAGAACGGCAACTCTTGTATATAAATAGCGAATGGACTGATAACACAGACGCAACCAGAACATCAAAGACAAGATTTAATGCAGTTGATAACGGTTCTTCTTGTCAGCCTCTAACCTTTTTGGGCAATTTAGTTGGCATCGGAAATTCAAGCCCTTCAACTTTAGGGCATACATCAGCAGACAATTTAGTTGTCGGAACAACAAGCGGCGACAATGGTATTACTGTTGTTAGCGGTACGGCTAATACAGGTAGAATTGCTTTTGCAGATAGTGGCGATACACTCATCGGGCGTATTACTTACAACCATTCTGATAACTCAATGGGGTTTGGCACTGCTGGCACTGGAGAGCATATGCGGGTGGATTCATCAGGCGATTTGCTAGTTGGGAAAACATCGTCTGGTTTTTCAACGGCTGGATTGTCTTTAAGGGGCGGTGTTGATGCGGCACAGTTTACTAGAAGTAGCGGGCCTGCTCTTGAGGTGAATAGACTTTCTACAGATGGTGAGATTTCAGGATTTTATAAAGACACTGTAAAAGTCGGGTCGATTGGGACAGGCACAACAGACGCAGATTTTATTGTAGGCCGTGATGATACCTGCTTAGGCTTTAGAAGTGGGGCTGATGATATAATTCCTCACGGCGGGGCTACCCGAAGAGACAATGCTATTGATTTAGGAGACCCGTCATACCGCTTCAAAGACCTCTACCTATCAGGCAAAACATACATCAGTGATGGCGGTGCTGGCGCACCAGCCTATACCTTTGGCAATGACACTGACACAGGCATCTTCCGTCCAACTGGCAACCAGATAGGGTTTACAACTGGTGGTTCAGAAGCGATGCGGATTGATTCGTCAGGCCGTATGCTGGTGGGGCGTACCACGACTGTTGGCTACAAACTGGACTTACTTGGTGATATGCGGTCAGAGCGTTCAGCCGCAAGTGGAACGCATATTGTTTTTACAAACTCTGGTGGAAATAAAGGTACTATAACAACAGATGCATCAGGTACGACCTACAACACTACATCAGACATCCGCTTAAAAACCGACATCGCACCCATCTCAGATGCCACCGACAAGTTAATGGCGATGAACGCTGTTACCCACAAGTGGAAGGCAGACCCTGACGTTGATGCGGTGGTTGGCTTTATCGCTCAGGAGATGGCAGAGATTGTACCAGAGGCGGTCAGCAAGGGCGAAGGCGAAAATGATATGTGGTCTATGGATTATGGACGCATCACGCCTGTACTGGTAGCGGCGTTGCAGGATGCTGTAAATGAAATCAAGACACTGAAAGAGCGTGTCGCAGAATTGGAGGCTAAGTAATGGCTATTGATTTAGGGCCAGATGGCTTAACGCTTGGTTCAACGACGATTGCTGATTGGGATGACGTTGGCGGTGGAGCACCGCCGACAATCCAAGTATTCACAAGCAGTGGCACTTGGACAAAGCCAACTGATTGCACAAAAATTAAAGTCACTGTTGTTGGTGGCGGCGGTGGTGCTGGTGGCTTGCGTCACAGAGGTGGCGATGTCGGTCAAGGTTCTGGTGCTGGCGGTGGCGGTGGTGCTGGTGGCATTGCCATAGAATATATTGATGTAACAAGCGTTTCTTCTGTTACTGTAACTGTTGGTTCTGGCGGCTCTGGCGGTTATTCTACAGGTTCTGGTTCTGCTGGTGGAACATCATCCTTTGGCACATATTGTTCTGCAACAGGTGGAAGTGGCACTGGCGCAGTTGATTGTAGCAATAGCACTACAGGCAATTCTGGCGTTGTGGAAGGTGGTAGTGGCGGCTCTGGCAGTGGTGGAAACATTAATGATGAAGGTTCTAAAGGTGAAACAGGCATTAGGCCAGACCAAAATAGCGCACTTGGCGGTCAAGGTGGCACTAGTCCTTTAGGCACTGCTGGCGGTAATGGTCGTTTAACAAACGGAAACGGTAATAACGGAAACGGTTATGGCTCTGGCGGCGGCGGTACTAGATATGTTTCAAGCAACTTTGTTGAGTATACTGGTGGATCAGGCGCATCTGGAATTGTTATTGTAGAGGAGTATTATTAATGAAAGCATTAATATTTAATGATATCGTTGTAGATATTTCTCAGCAAGAGTTTGAAGTTCACTCGTCATTGACTTGGGTTGATTGTCCAGATGATGTTGAGATTGGGTTTGTTTATGATGGCTCATCTTTCTCTGCAAAATCTGAACCATCGCTTTCGGCTGAAGAAAAGTTAAATCAACTTCGCATTGAAAGAAATGGTATGCTTGCGCTAACTGATTGGTGGGCTATGTCTGACATGACAATGACACCAGAACAAACTGCTTATCGTCAAGCGTTGCGTGATATAACCAATACCTATTCATCATTAGATGATGTTATCTGGCCTGTAAAACCGTAGGAGTAGACACAATGGCTAACACATACACTTGGGATTACCCGCAACTTGACACAGCACCATCTGAGGGTGGCTTGTCTGATGTCGTCAAAACTATTCACTGGCGGTTTACTGCGGTCAGCGATACGGAAACAAATGACGAAGGCGCACCGCTTTCTGTTTCTGCATACGGCACTGCATCTGCTGGTGAGGCTGACGCTGATAACTTTACAGCGTTTGACAGCATCACTAAAGATTGGTGCAAAGAGAAGGTTCTCGCTGGTCTTGATAAGACTGAGGCAGAACTACAGGCGATGCTCGATGAGCAGATTACTAATCTCGCTAACCCGCCAATTGTAGGCAAAGTACCAGCAGGGTGGTAATGAAATGAAACACAACGTAGACGTACCGCTAGCGACTGCAGGGATAACCAGCCCAATGTGGCTTGAGCCGCTTAATATGTGGCTTGGTCTGGTGCTGGTGGTGCTGTCTATTGTTCTGGTTTGTTTCCGCATCTGGGTGTTGGTGAAAGAAAACAAATGATTGATTTTGTCTTCATCCTGTTTGTCTTAATGCCTAGTGGAGAACTAGATGTTAAGTCAGATGTGGTGGCGACATGCCCAGATAAAGATGTAATTGAAGTTACAATGAATGCATCTCAAGCAAGCGGAGAAATACTAGGCTGGACTGCCGCTTGCATAACGGTAGATAAAAATCAAATGATCGGCGCAAAAGCATCATGAAATGGTAACTGTATTTGTAGTAATGATGTTCTTAGGCACTGACGATGACCGCAGGGAGATAGATACCAACCTGCGGTTTTTTGATTTAATAGAATGTAACTGGTACGCCAAAGAGTTATCGAAGAGGTACGGTAACTATACTTCATATCACTATATGGATAGGCGAGATAGAGTCACAACTTACTGCGTTCCTATTCATGTCAACCCGGATGAAGTAAAGGTCTACTGATGTTAGCAGAACTAGCCGCCGCGAATGCCGCCTTCGGAATCATCAAGCAAGCCATCTCAAACGGCAAAGAGATAGGCAGTGTTGCGACACAGATCGCCACCTTCATCAGCAGTCAAGATGATCTTCGCCGCAAGGCAGAGAAGAAAAAGAAAAGTCCATTCCATCAAGGCAACGACTTTGAAGAGTTTATGGCACTAGAAGCAATCAGAGAAAAAGAAGAAGAACTGAAGCAGTACATGATCTATGCTGGTCGTGCTGGCTTGTGGAATGATTGGCTTAAGTTTTCTGCACAGGCTAGGAAGGATAGGCAAGCCGCAGAAGAGGCTATGCGGCGAAGGCGTCAACGCATGATCGAGGTGTTAGTCATTGCTTTCTTTACAGTAATTGGACTTGGTGTAGCGGCTGTGTTAGTATACGCTGGTCTTAAAAACAGGGGGATAATATGATTCCTATTTTAGCAAAAATCCTTGGCAGTGGTGACATTGTGAAACAAGGGATGAAACTCATTGACGATATGGTGGTCACTTCGGAAGAAGAGATTGCCGCTAAGAGCAAAGCGCGAATTGATTTGATGAATGCGTACGCTCCATTCAAACTTGCCCAGAGATACCTTGCACTTATGTTTTCGTTTACCTTCTTGGCTTGCTTTGCGATCACGCTTGGCATGACGCTGGCTGGTAAAGGTGACATAGATGGTGTTAAGACTATCCTTTCAGATTTCTGGATCGGCGAAATCATGTTGGTGATTGTGTCATTCTACTTCGGGGGTGGCTTGGCTGAGTCTATAACTAACAAAAATAAGAAGTAATGTTACTAAGGTCTATATAACTAACATTAATGTTATTAATGTATCGTTTATAGCGCATAAGGAGACTATATGTGTCAGATAAACTAGAAGAGGCTTGGAACTTACTCCAAGAATATGGAACATTACGCGAAGCATCTGAGGCTAGCGGCATTCCATTAACTACAATTTGGCATCGTGCGCAACGGCATGAGGTTAAATTATTAGGGGAGAAATCTGCTGACAATCCTGTTTACTCTATTGAAGATACAGTTGCAGAAGACCTTCCAATCGAAAGCGTCATTGATCATCTTCATGCTAGATTCAAGCAGAAGAAACTGCATCGTGAATCTAAAAAGTGGATCAAAGTTAAGATGAAGTCAGATGATCCTATTGGATTATTGTGGTTAGGCGATCCACACATTGACGATAAATATTGTGATTGGGATGCGCTTAAAGAACACATCGACATCATACAGAACAACGATAATATTTACGGATGTTCATTAGGCGATCAACAGAATAACTGGGTTGGTCGTCTTTCTCGTTTATACGGGGAGCAAGAGACTTCATCTAAAACTGCTTGGCGTTTGGTTGAATGGCTTATCAGAGAGATGAATCCTCTCATTCTTATCGGCGGCAATCATGATATGTGGTCTGGATCAGGCGACCCATTGCGGTGGATTTCAGAGCCGCACACGGTCTTTGAAGACTGGGAGGCTAGAATCCAACTAGACTTCCCTAACGGACGCTCCTGCCGCATCCACGCCGCACACGACATGCCGGGCCATTCTCAATTTAATCCGCTTCACGCTCAAGGCAAGATGGCTAAGTTAAAAGGTACTGCTGATCTGTACATCAGTGGGCATAGACATAACTGGGCTTTGTCTCATGTTGAATTGGTTGAGCAAGAGAAGACTGTCTGGCTTGCTCGTGCGCGTGGCTATAAGTATCACGATAACTTTGCGTTTACTAAAGGCTATGAGCAACAGAAGTTTGGTCAGGCTATTATGCAGGTGATTGATCCCAACAACGATAATGTCGTCAGTTGGAATCAGTGTTTTGCCGATCCTCAAGAGGGTGCTGACTACCTTCAATATAGGCAATCGCTTCTGCGGTAACTGCGCTATATCCAGCAATGTCTACCCAAGAGTCTTCATGCAATGGAGATTCCATAAGGCGTGATACTTTAACTAGCATCATCATCATGCCAACATCTACTACTGAGAAAGACTTGCCTGTGTATGCTTTCCATAGGGAGGCAATGCGGTCGAAATTTTCTGATGGCTTTCCGTAGTTCTCGCCGCGATCTTTTGTGGCTTTGAGTGCATCATTTAGAATTGATGTTCTGTTCATTGGTATCTCCGATGGGTTTGATTTGAAGTGTGTATCCTAGATAGTTTAATGCCGCCTCGATGTCATTAATTTTAGGTACGTTTTGTACATTCCAGTTGCGTAATGTGTTTCGGTTGATGCCTACCTTCTCACAGAGGTCTTTCTTTAGGCATCCCTGCCTATGCATTTCACTGAAAAGAAAGCGTACGACTAAGTTATTATTAATTAGTGTTGGTTTCTTTGCCATTATGTGTCTCAAAAGCAAGCACCCCCACCGAGGGAGGAGAACAGTGGGGGTGCGCCTAGCAAGGGGGAGAACAGCCCTCGCTGTTAAAATGGAATCACATCATCCACCGTATTCTGTGGCTGTGCGACCTCTTGTTGATTGTTGATAGGATAACCGCCTTCGACAGGTTTGTCCATCTTTGGGGATACCTTGAATGACATGTAAGCATTGTCGCCTTTCATCTGACGCCATGCGGCAATGCGTAAGTTCTCCGATACGCCATCGAGTGGGCCAGAATAATCTGGCGCATTCTCATTGCCATTCTTATCGTTGTCAAAGAGGACGCCGATTTTGCTGTATACTTCGATGCGCTTCTTGCCATCTTTGTTTTCAGCCATGATGAGAGCGATAGGCATCTCTTGGTTTGTGCTTTCATGCGTTACCTGCAACTTGCCTTGCAGAATAAACTTCATCTCAGGGAACGGCTTGAAGGCCGCTCCGCGATTGCTGTTATCATAGTCAGTCATTACCAATCTCCTTTGTTTGGTGTGTTGTTGTCTGCATATTTATTGCCATCCATTTTTCCTAGGAAGACATCGGCGTTGAAGCCAAGGTGTGATAGAGCCTTGGTCAAGCCATCAGTGATAGCCATCTTTGGTGCGTCTTCTGCCATGCGTCCCTTTGCGGCATCAAAGAATTTACGACAGCCCGAGAACGGGCCGAAACTATATTCATCACTGCCGTGCCAGATAGTGACATCCGCAACTACAGCAGTATCGCCATTAGATAGATTGATGAATCGTGTTTCGTTCTTCCATCCCCAGCCTTGACCTACTGGGCCGAAGGCTTCGGTTGCTTTCATTACCTGATATTGAGGATCAATAGCGGTAAATGATCTAGCACCGAATGATACCTTCTTTAGGTATTGCGGATCGGATGTTGATACTGCATCCCACAGTTTCATATTGTCAGTCATGATTGTTCTCCTTTGACTGTAATGCGCAACGAGCCGCGCTTGTCACGCTTGATGGTGAGAAGGTCGCAGTACACTTCCCTCTCATGATTGGCAACCATAGCCTTGAGGTCGGCTTTGGCTGACTCGAATGATTTGGCATCTGCCTCATACTGAATGTAATCATGGCAACGGCTGATGAATTCATTGTCTGAAGTTGCATCACGCCTGATCATATTATCAACCAAGATGTGATCAGTAGTTAAAGTTGTATTTTGTTTGCCGATAGACGGTTCGGTTTTGGATTCGACCAGTCGCCAGAACTCAGCAATGTGTTCCATCATGTTGCTGATATATGCCTGATCTGGTGAGACATAGACGCATTCCCATCTACGATTGCCAAAGATGATTGATAGATAGCAACCGTCTGCCTTGGATAACATAAGATAAAATTGTATCTGCGGCATGTACTGTCTGATGCAAGACTCCATAGTATTGCGATCATAAGTGTGTTTGCATTCTAGGATTGCATTCTTGTCTGAGATAAAACCATCTACTGTGCCACGACAGAAGACGCCATTGACGTTATCCGCATACCTAACTTGCTCTTCGACATGATGTTGATTGTCTAACTGGTTCTGATTGAACCAAGCAATGTTAAAGCCTTCGGTATGTACGCCAAGTTGTACAGCAAGATTGTTTGAAAGATCGGCTGGTTCTTGCTGGCCTGTCTTCTCAAGCCATAGTGTATGCCAATCGCCTTCGATGATGCGGCGGGCGTCACTGCCGCCGATGAAACCTATTCTATTCATGATTGTTCTCCTTGTTCTCCTGTTATTATCCTACTGATTTTCCAGCATTAATGCAATCTTTTTGTTGGTCAAAGACTCAAGCAAACGATTGCGTTTGTGCATACGCCAGCCAATGTGTCGCCAATATTCTGACAGCGAAGGCCAGAAAGTAGACTCTTTAACTACATTTTCAATAGCCTTCAAAACAATATCGGCTGGGTATTTAGATAACTGCATAGCCATGTTGCGGATGCGGAAAGCAACATCATTAGATGACTCACCTGCTGGCTTGGCAACAAGACTAGACATGATCATTAACTGTTCCTCTAATTGTTTCTCAGGCAATGGCACGAGCGATGACTGCACCGCCATAATGCATCGGTCACAAGTCTCGATGTCATTAATGGTGAAGTCAAAGCCAGTAGTCACAATGTCTACTGTATCTTTAGGGAAAGTTGTGCGTGTAAGTTCAATCACTGGAAAGCCTGTTATGGACTCCAGCGAAGAAATCAGGTTTCGATCTACTGTATTGGGGTTTGCTACCTCCACCATTCGAGCGAGAGCCTTGGCTTTCTGCTCTGAATTTAACGGAATTACGACACCAGTTTCGGTAGGCGAGATCGAAGTTCGAAAGGGTTTTCCCTGTGCTGATATAGTAATCGCAGAACCTAGCGGCTTCATCGTCATGATCAATGTCCTCCTTGAGTTTCATGTTAATGTCATTCTTAAGTTCGGTTGTTGGTTGCCAATCTTCTGGAACAGTTTGCCTTTTCCGTCTTTTTGGCTTTTCATCTCCAGTTAATATTGGAGCAAAGTATCTGGCGAATACATCACCCTCGATGATCACGCAAGTTTTAGGATGTCCTGTCTTGCGCTTGAAGAAAGCAATGTCTCTGTCTTGAAGTACAGCAAATGCATTAGGAAAAGATGATGCGTCTCGATACTTTACTTCAACTACCAGTTCGTTTCCTCCGATGTCCCAGAGGATGTCGCCCCTATACTCTCCTCCCAACTGGCCTGAGAGGGGTTGCCTCTTCGCTTTGAAGCCGAGGACTTTGAGCCACGAGACGAACCACTTCTCGTGGTAGTTTCCTTTGTTGCGATTTTTGTTTGCCAATAGTCATTCCCCTTTAGATAACAGTCTACGCATATGATGTAATGCATGACTGGTGAGATTTGTTTTAAGATTGCCACAAAGTCATGACTCGTTTTATCGCACGACTCGCACTGTTGCGGCACTCCCCTGTTGTTCAATTTCTTTTTCGTTGACCGTGATCTGTAAGCCAAGAGCGTCTACCCAACAGCCAAGCATAAAGCCAGATGGCACTCGCTTGTACTGCTCCCATTTATGAATTAGAGATGGTGTACATCCGATGCGGTGAGCAAGTTCTTCTTGCGACCACTGTAGATAATGTCTTCGGTTAATGAGTTGATCAACAATAATCTCATACCCATTAGTCATATCCTCCTCCAGTTAAACGCCTTAACTCTTCTCTCTTTAGCCAGTCATCAAGTTCCAGTTCAGCCTTAGACCTGTATGGTTTTTGCTTGGGAACAGGCGCAGGTTTAGGCTTTCGCTTTTTGGGGGCTACAGCCAAAACCTGCTCGATGGTTTTGAAGTTCACTTTGTACTGATCACAACGCCTGTTAGGGCAATGGCGTCTTCGGATCATGTTCCCTTCTTTAATGCGGCTATCGGTTACACTTGTTCTAGCACTGCATTTCTGACAAAGCATCGTCATCCTCTTTATAATGTTCT